TTATTCTCAGGATCAAATAAACTCAGTATTGGAGGCAATAGAAAACTTTAAACAAAACAATAAATACAAATCATTATATTTAACTGCAAAGAATTGGTTAAAAAAAGAACCAAAGCTAGACGAAGATAGATTAATACAAAAAGCAAAGAGGTTAGGATATGCTTAAAAAAGGACAACAATTAAAATACCTGTTAGATTACAGAGATGGCAAAATAAAGCAAGGCTTACAGCTAGATTGCGAGTTAGATAAAAACATAGTATTTAAACCTAAACAGCTTAATATAATTTTAGGGCATGACAACGTGGGTAAATCGTATTTCATATTTTGGTACTTTTTAACCCTAGCGCTAAAGCATGATTTAAAATTCTGTTTATGGGCAGGCGAAAATAGCTACGGTCAAATCCTGAGAGACATGATACAGATGTACACAGATACGCCTTACAATAGATTAAGCCATCAACAGATTACAAGCGCCTCTACTTTCTTAGAGCAATATTTTGACTTTGTAGATAACAGCAAACTATACAAACCTGCGGAGCTGCTAGAGATATTTAGGCAATCAGATGCAGATGCCTGCCTTATCGATCCTTATACAGGCCTAGATAGAAAAATGGGTTACGAAGGAAATTACGAATTTTTAAATATGGCAAGGCAATTTGTAAATGAAACAGGCAAGACTATTTACATAAATACGCACCCAACATCCGAGAGCGGAAGAGGAGGCAATATATTCCAAAAAGGACATATGTGGGAGGGGCATTTGCGCCCACCAATGGCAGCGCACATTGAAGGAGGCAAGAGCTTTTTGAATCGCTGCGATGACTTCCTAGTAATTCATAGGCTAGTAAAACACGAATCAATGAAATATATTACTTTGATTTCAGTTGATAAGATAAAAGATACAGATACAGGAGGGCAACAAACATTGCTAGACGATTATATCTTTTGCGAATTTAATAGCGGATTAGGCTTTACAATTGCAGGCGTTAACCCATTAAAAAACATACGATGAAAACTTTTAACAGCATTAGCGGAGGTCAGACATCGGCATATTTAGAAGTACATTATCCTAGCGATTACAGAGCATTTGCATTAGTAAGAACATTAGACAAAAATTGTATGTATCCTGATGCAAAAGTTAGACAAATAGTAAGCGACAAAATAAACGCAGAATTTATTGGTACGTTAGAAGATGACATTATCATAGACACAATTTTAGATTTAGAGCAATACACAGGCAGAGAGATAAAATGGGTAACAGGTAAAACATTTGACGAGGTTATAAGTAGAAAAACAGGCATACCAAACTTACCACAACCAATGCGTAGATTTTGTACGTTAGAGATGAAAGTAGAACCATTATTTCAATATTGGTTAAGTTTAAATATCGAAGCTTGGGAATGTCGTTTTGGATTTAGAGCAAATGAAAAACGAAGAGCAAAAAACACTAACAATAGATTAAACGAAAACGGTTTACTTACTCATAAAGGAATTATAGGCAAACATAAAAACGGAAATAACAAATGGAAAGAATTTGCTTATCAAAAACCAAGCTATCCTTTAATAGAAAATAATATCTTTAAAGACGAAATACAAAAGTTTTGGGAAGACAAACCTGTTCGTTTTGCTTATATGAACAATTGCGTTGGTTGTATGCACAAGCAACCAATGTTATTAAAGAAAATGATGACTAAGCACCCAAATAAATTACAATGGTTTATTGATCAGGAAGAAAAAGCAAAAGTTATGAAAGGCAATACATGGAGGCAAGATGCTTTATACAAAGAAATAAAAGAATGGAATCCGCAAACAGAACTTTTTGACGATGACTTTAACGACTGCGATAGCGGATATTGCGGACTATAAAACAACACTATGAACTCATTAGAAATATTAAAAGCAAAGATAAACCTAAAAACTACATTAATAAAGTTTAAGTCAAGTTTAGAAGAGCTAAGAGAAAAACACGAACACAGAACAGATTTGATTGAATCAATGCAGGAGAGCGCTGATGACATAGAGCATTTTCATTCCGTTTTTATGCAGTTTGAAGATGAATATTATTTAGAATGTAAGGCTAATATGCGCCACCAAATTATAATAGCTGAACAAAAACACGAAATAGACAAGCTTAACAAGTTAGTTGAAAATTTAAAAGAAGGAATATGAAATGCCCACAATGCGGAGAGCCAATAAAATGGCAAGAACAACACGAATACGAAGACTTTAATTTAGAAGGCGAAGGCATAATAAACGTACACTTCTGCACTAATATAGATTGCAACGTAGAGGAGGTTTATATATTTCAAAAAGACGATGCCACGTTGTAAAAACTGCAAAGAGAAATACGAAGCAAAGCACTTTAACCAAAAATACTGCTTTAATCCTGAATGCGTTAAAGTATGGGTAAAATCTGCAAAGCAAAAGAATTGGAAAAAAGAAAAAAAAGAACTTAAAGAAAAGCTAGAAACTGTGCAGAGCTTAACCAAAAAAGCGCAAACCTATTTCAATGCTTACATTAGAGCAAGAGACAAGCATAAAACTTGCGTAAGTTGCGATAAGCCTTTAGGATCCAAATTTGATGCAGGGCATTACTATTCCGCAGGAGGTTTTGGCAGCGTTAGATTTAATGAGCTTAATGTTCATGGTCAGTGCGTTTATTGTAATCAGCATCTCCATGCTAACCTGCTTAACTATCAGATAGGAATAGAGCAAAGAATAGGAGGCGAGGCGCTTATAGAATTGCATGAGCAGGCGCATCAGGTTAGGAAATATACAAGAGAGGAATTGCGAGATATAATAGAAATCTATAAAAGAAAAATTAAAGAATTAGAATAATTTTTGTTATATTTGTAATACATATTTAAAATACACACTATGAAAAAATCAATTATTGAGAGGTTGGCAACAATCCAAAAGGAGTTAAAAGCTCCAAAGAATCAGTTTAATAAGTTTGGTAATTACAAGTACAGGTCCTGCGAAGATATAATGGAGGCTGTAAAGCCTTTATTGAATGGCTTAGTATTGAATCTTACAGATGAGGTTAAGGAAGCGGCAGGTTATATGTATGTAGAGGCTACTGCAATGATAACAGACGGAGATAAAATGCAAGCTGTAAAGGCTCAGGCAGGGATTGATCCTAATCGCAAAGGAATGGATATAGCGCAGAGTTTTGGAAGCAGCAGCTCATACGCTCGTAAATATGCTTTAAATGGTTTATTTCTTATTGACGATACTAAAGACGCAGACTCTACTAATACGCATGATAAGAAGGCAGCGCCTAAAAAGAAAAAGCTTACAGAGGCTAGGTTTAAAGATGCTATAAAAGCGCTTCAGGATGGCAAAGTAGAAAAGGAAGCTATCACTAGCAAGTTTGAATTAAACACAGCGCAAGCTAAAGCCTTAGAGTTATGTTAAAAATCAGATGTTCAGCTATTGGCAAGATAATGACCAATTCACGAAGTAAAACAGAAACGCTTAGCAAGACTACTAAAACCTATTTACAGCAGCTAGCTTTAGAAGAGGTTTACGGAATCCGCAAAGAGTTTTCAAGTAGATACACCGACAAGGGCAACCAAGTAGAGCGTTATGGCATTGATTTATGTCAGGATGTTTTGGAGCTAGGATTGCTTTATAAAAACGATGACCATTTTAACAATGATTATTTAACAGGTACGCCTGATGTAAACACAGATAAAACTCTGCTAGATATAAAGAGCAGCTACGACGGAACTACCTTTCCTTGGTTTGCTGAGGAGATACCTAACAAAGATTATTTTTATCAGTTGCAGGGTTACATGGCATTGACAGGCAAGCGTAAAAGCTTGCTTTGTTATTGCTTACTAAATACTCCTGAGCAGATTGTTGAGGATGAAATAAGGAGAGCGCATTGGCAGAATCATTTGATTGATGAAAGCGAGGAGCTGAGGGCAGAGGTTGAGGCAAAGCATAACTTTGACCATATACCTGCAAAAAAACGAATCAAAGTATTTGAAGTAAGATATGATAAAGATG